GTCGAGGCCGGGCGCGAGGTCAAGGGCAAGCTGCGCTCGATCAACATCGCCTGGGCCAAGGCGCGCATGAAGGCCGGCCAGCGCCTGCGGGGTGGTGCCTGATGGACTTCTACAACACCCTGCTGGCCGCCGGCTTCCTGCCGCGCGAGGTCGCCCCGAACGGCAAGTGGTATCGCTGCGCCACGGCCGACAAGCCGAAGAAGAAGAACGGCGCCTACATGCTGCGCATCGACGGCCGCCGCGGCTACTACAAGGACTACGCGGTCGACGAGGAGTGGATCGAGTGGACCGACGACACCCCGGTCTCGCCGATCGAGAGAAAGCGCATCGAGCGCGACAACGCGCAGCGCCGCCAGCGCGAGCGCGAGAAGGCCGCGCGCGCCTACCAGGGCATGGTCCGCTATTACCAGTCGCTGCCGCGCCTGTACGACGGCCACCCGTACCTGGCCCGCAAGGGCCTGTCCATGCTCGGCGGCGACAAGCTGCGCCTCGATGGCGAGGTGCTGGTCTGGCCGCTGTTCAGGGACGGGCGCCTCGCCACCGTCCAGCGCATCTGGCCGGACGGCACCAAGCGCAACTACACCGGCTGCTCGACCAAGGGCGTCTCGCTGCTGCTGACCCGCCCCGGCGCCGTCCTGCACGGCTTCGCCGAAGGGTTCGCCACCGGCCTGGCGCTGTTCCAGACCCTGGCCAACAGCCAGATCGAGATCTGCCTGGACGCCGGCAACCTGGTCGAGGTGGTTTCGCGTTCGACCGTGGCCGGCCTGGCCGTGGTGTGCGGCGACAACGACTGGGAGACCTGCGAACGCCGTGGCTTCAACCCCGGCGTCGAGAAGGCCACCAAGGCGGCCGAGGTGCTCGGCTGCGGCGTGGCCTACCCCGAGAACATCGTCGGTTCGGACTGGGCCGACGCGCTGCTGGAGTGGGGAGAAGAGGGGCCGCGACGGCTGCGCATGGCGATCATGCGCGCGGCGAAGCCGGTGATCCGGTAGCCGCACAGGCAGCGCACTGGTCGGGTCAGAAGACGACAGCGGTGCGTGGTGAGGCTCCTACTGTGGGAAGTGTCTGAAACAGGAGCGATGGGCGGCGAAGCCAGCACCCATGACACGCAAGGCTGGCGCGTCGTGCGGCTCCGTCGGAGAAGTGCGTAAAGGCAGGCGTCAGGGAAGGCTACGTCTGCCCACCATCAGAGAAACGGGGTTGCGCAGGCGGCAGCACAGAGAGAAGCAGGAAAGCGGGCAGTACCTATAACCAGCAAGGGGAACACATGAAGATCGAGATCATCAGCATCCTGGACCGCAGCGGCTCGATGTCGCACCTGCGCCACGACACCATCAACGGCTACAACGGCTTCCTGTCCGAGCAGAGGACCGTGCCCGGCCAGGCGCGCGCGACCCTGGTCCTGTTCGACGACAAGATCGACACCCTGTACGAGGGTGTCAACATCGCGCACCTGGGCAACCTGACCAGCGTGCACTACGAGCCGAACGGCACCACGGCGGTCTGGGACGCGATCTGCCGCACCCTGCTGCGCCAGCGCGCGCGCATCACCGCCGAAGGCTGGGCCGACAAGGTGATCGTCAACGTCGTCACCGACGACGGCGACAACGCCAGCAAGGACTTCACCGAGGCCAAGACCCGCGCCCTGCGCCGCGAGGTCGAGCAGGAGAACGGCTGGATCGTGCGCTACGACGCCTGCGGCAAGAAGGCAGAGCTGGGCGGCCAGAACCTGGGCATCGACCCGAAGTACCTGCGCACCTTCGCCGGCAACGCGCAGGGCGTGGCCGACACCTACGCGACCATGAGCGCGTTCGCCACCAGCGTCCGCACCAGCGCCTGATGCCGCGCCTGCCACGTCCTCCGATGCCGGTCGCGCCCGCGGTGCGCAAGATCCGGGTGACGCGCGAGTTCGAGAAGGATTTCAACAAGGTCGCCTGGTTCTACGACTGGGAGAAGGCCGACATCGACTTCGAGAAATCGCGCATCCGCGTCAAGCAGGCCGCCATGGACGACATCCCGGTCCTGGCCCGCGTGATCCGGGCGCTGGAGGTGGTGGCAAGGCACTACGGCTGGACGGTCGAGGAGATGGGACAGTGGCGCAGTCCCCTGCGCCACCCCGGCCCCGACCGCGATTTCATCCTCACCCTGGCGATGGCCCTGCAGCACGGCTACCGCCAGACCCCTGGCAACAACCACCAGCGCCTGGGCGAATGGCTGGCCGAGAACGGCCTGGACCCGGTCTATTCCGAAGGAGACGTGCGATGAAGATGCCGAACCCGAACTCGTGTGGCCGCAAGATCACCAACCTGCTGCTGACCGGCGTTGCCATCACGCCCGAGGAAGGCATCCTGTTGCACGGCACGCTGCGCCTGACGCTGGCCGAGATCGGCGACCTGTACCGCGAGCTGGTGGTGCGCGGCTGCGCAGTCATGGTCAGCGAGATCGGCCCGCGCATCGAGGCCAGTGACGCGCTGCTGGACAAGTACGGCCTGATCGAGATCTCGGAGAAGGAAAAGGGCGAGAAGGTGCCGCCGCCGACCCGTCCGCCGTTCCGGCCGCTGTCGAACCGCTACCTGCCGTCCTCGCGTGGCCAGCGCGAAGGCAGCAACGACATGCGCGACAAGCCCAGCCACTACGCCAAGCTGTCCGGGGTCCCTGCATGAGCGTGATCTATCTCGCCAACGTGCGCGCCGCGCGCGCCGCGCGCAACCTGGCCGAATCCCTGTCGAGCGACCCGGCGGTGCGCCGCGCCGCCCGCGTGCGCGCGATCGCCGCGATCAACAAGCGCGAGCAGCGCTGGAAGAACCCGCAGCCGGCCGAGGTGATCTACCTCGACACCCGGATCGCCGAGCTGGGCCGCGCATCCTGGAGCAGCAGCAACCCGAAGGATTACTGATGCGCCGGCCCAAGTTCCATAACATCAAGACGATGGTCGACGGCATCCCGTTCGACTCGCGCGCCGAGGCCCGCCGCTGGAAGAACCTGGTCGCGCTGGAGCAGATGGGGTCGATCTCGAACCTGCGCCGCCAGGTGAAGTTCGAGCTGATCCCGTCGGTGCGCATCCTCGGCAGCAAACGGGCCACGCCGGCCCTGCGCTACGTCGCCGACTTCGTCTACGACCAGGGCGGCAGGACGATCGTCGAGGATGTGAAGGGCCTCCTGACCCCGGTCTACAAGATCAAGCGCCACCTGATGAAGCACATTTTCAACATCGACATCCTGGAGACCAAGTGATTACCCAAGCCCAAGAGAACGAGCGCGATGCGCGCCGCTACCGCATGGTGCGCGAACTGCTGTGCGCCAGCGACGAGCGCCTGGACGAGATCGCGGACATGATCGACCCGATCCTGGGCAATCACCCGACCCCGCAGCTGGTCGACCGCGCCATCGACCACGTCCTGACCACCCTGAAAATCGTTTGAGGTTCCCATGATCCTGGCTGAACGCTACGCCCGCGCCACCATTTCCGGCAACCTGCGCAACGACGCGCTGCACCACACGCCCGACGTGCTGATGGCCGTGGCCCTGGCCGGCGGCTTCAGTTCCCAGCTCATCCGCCTGAAATTCGGCAACGAGGCGCCCAGCTACCGTCGCGTGCTGCACGAATGGACCTGGCTGGTCTCGACCAAGGCGGTGCGCCGCACCTGGCCGGACCACATCCCGGTCGACGCCGTCGCCCACTACTCGCTGCGTTACTGGCTCAACTCCGTGTGCCCGGCCTGCACCAGCCACGGCAAGGTCAAGGAGCTGGGCGCGCCGGTGCTGTCCGAGCGTGACTGCCCGCTGTGCGGCGGCAGCGGCCAGGCCGAACTGCGCTGCGACACCCGCCTGCGCGACTATGTGCTCGACATGATCGAGGAACTGGAAGCGTATGTGCGCCGCGGCGTGTTCCGTGCAAAGAAGAAAATGCGCAGCGACCGCGAGGACGCCGAGGCCAGGCTCTGAATTTGTTGCAGCCTGCAAAAATGGCTTGAAGTCGGCCGCCGGAATCCGTATTCTGGCGGCACTGCTGAGCACATTGGGTTGTATTGGCTGAACACTGGCCCTTTCTGCTTTGCATAACTCGGGCGAATACCCGGTGTTATCCGGGTCTCAGCGACGAACCGTGCAGTAGCGGACGGCGACCCTGCTGGACCCCGTTCGTCCGTACCATTCTCCGGGGTGCAACACTGTAAGGCCCAACCCCTCTATCCCGTCACCGACCCTATAGAGGAACATCATGTCTGATGTCATGGTCTGCAAACTGCAACTCCACAGCGCCAGCCCGGCCCGATCGAGCAGCAACACCGGCGGCGAGCTGACCGGCGCCTATGTGAAATTCGGCGCGGTCTGGGAAGGCACCACCGAGAAGCAGGCGATGAGCGAGAACGCCATCTTCGGCCACTGGACCCCCTGCGCGGAATTCAACGCCTCGATCCTGAACCAGGCCGTCGTCGACAAGCTCGTCGTCGGCAAGAAATACTACGTGACCTTCACCGAAGCGCCCGACTGATTCCTGCGGAGGTACGGGGCCGCCCTGGCGCTTGGCGCCTGCCCGTCATCCGCAACCCTTTACGCAAACCCGCCACCCGGCGGGTTTTTTTCGTCTCGACCCCTGTATGTCCGGCGTGAACGCTGGCGAGGAGATCTATCATGGCCATGAACACCCAGCTTGCCGACGCCACCGTCAACGCCCAGGCGGACGCCCTGTCGGCCCTCCTGAACAACGGCTACCTGCGCATCTACAGCGGCACCCAGCCAGCCACCGCCAACACGGCGCTGTCCGGCAACACGCTGCTGGCCGAGCTGCGCTTTGCCGCCACCGCCGCGCCGGCCGCAGTCGGCGGCCTGATCACGTTCAACGCGATCACCGCCGATTCCAGCGCCGACAACACCGGCACCGCGACCTTCTTCCGCGCGTTCAAGAGCGACGGCACGACCGTCGTGCTGGACGGCTCGGTCGGCACCAGCGCCGCCAACATGATCATCGCCACGACCAGCATCAGCTCCGGCCAGACCGTGTCTTGCTCGTCGTTCACGCATGATGTCCTGAACTCGTCGGCAGGCCTTTAAGGCTGAGCTGGGGCCGCCATGACCGTTTTCCTCATCGACCCGACGGTGACGGCCGGCTCCGACTTTCCCTACGACGCCTCCAGCAACGGCAGGACGCTGACGGTCCAGTCGACCGTCACCTCGGTCGGCGACAGTCCGAAGTTCGGGTATGGTTCGCTCGGGTTCAATCTGCCAGGGGCCACCACCGCCGCCAGCATCACGACGGTCGATTCGCCTGACTGGCTGTTCTCCGG